CATGGATAGGAATAGACGAACTTCCACAATATCCTTCGCCAGATATATATAATTTTTTAAGATCATCATTACGTTCCGTTGATCCTAGTATACCTGTGTACATGAGAGCCACAGGAAATCCAGGTAACATAGGTTCACAATGGGTAAAGGAAATGTTTGTTAATCCTATTACTCCGAATACAGCTTTTAATATAGAAATTAAAACACCTAAAGGTGTTAAGTACATTACTCGAAGATTTATTCCTGCAAAATTACAAGACAATCCGTATCTAATGCAGACCGATGATTACTATGCGATGCTGGCATCATTACCAGACATACAACGTAAACAATTTTTAGATGGGGATTGGGACGCATTTGATGATTCATCTTTTCCAGAATTTAATAAAAACACGCACGTGGTTGATCCTTTTGAAATTCCTAAGGGTTGGCAAAAATTTCGTGCTGCAGACTGGGGCTACGCTTCTCCTGCTTGTGTTCTTTGGTTTGCTATTGATTATGATAATAATCTATGGATATATCGAGAACTATATACCAAAAAAATTACGGCTGATGTATTTGCACGAAAAGTCCTTGAACTAGAGCACGGAGAATACATACGCTACGGGGTCTTAGACGCTAGTACGTGGGCAAGACGTGGAGACATAGGTCCAAGTATTGCAGAAACTATGATTCAAACAGGCTGTCACTGGAGACCTTCAGATAGAACACCAAGAAGTAGAATTAGTGGTAAGCTTGAAATACATAAAAGATTAAAATTAACAGATACTGCTAAGAAAGAACCAGGACTTAGAATTTTTTCAACGTGTAGAAATTTAATTAGGACATTACCTGCACTACCTTTAGATGATAATAATCCTGAAGATATTAACACACACGCAGAAGATCACGCTTATGATGCTTTAAGATATGGTTGTATGAGTCGACCAATGCATACAAGTTATGCTCAAAGATTTAATAGCACAACTAAAACACAATTTACCCCTGTTGATAGAATATTTGGATATTAATGGGAACAAAGATTAAACTACCAAAACTTAATAAGAAAGACTTTCCATACCAATTAGTTATTTGTTACTGGGAAGATATTGTCAGTGAGTCAAGTTGGGCTGATATTATTGATATTAAAAAAGCTAAAACAGCAGTTTGTTGTAGTGTTGGATGGCTTGTTAAAAATGATGATAAAGTTACTATAGTTATGGCAGATTATAGTTTCGAAGATAATAAAGAAATTAAACAAGGTGGATCGTACACAACCATACCAACAAAAAATGTACTGTCAATTAAAAAAATAAAAATATAGGAAACAATTATGGAAAAAAACTTTGACCCTAGAGCAAAAATAAAACAAGGAGATCTTGGTGCAGCACTTGATGGCAAACAGCCAAATCAAGAAGCGACTAATATTGACTTTAGTAAAGTTGCACCTCGCAAAGGTGAATCTGAAACTGCTTTAAAGGATATTGATTATCCAACAAAGTCTGGTAAAGAACATGTACAAGATTCACTGTTTAAATTGGCTGACGAAAAAGATTACTAATGAGTGATTTAACAGACACTATAAAAGAAGCTAGTAAAATAGTTACAGATAAGTATAAGAAAAAAATTGAAAATATTGTCGAAGGTATAAAAGCAACTCCTTCGTATTTTAAAAAAAAAAAAGTAAACAAAAAATATGGTGAGACAGATCTTTTAAAAGGAAAGAATTACTATCCACCAGAACAATAAATCTAAAAAGGAGAAAACTATGCCAGAAGGAATGGGATACCCAAAAGGAGGAGCGATTTTAGGAAAAGTAAAACAAGGTGATCTTTCACCTGACGTTGCTAAAAGAGCTAACGACAAACTTGAAATTGATGCAAATGCTAAAGTTAAACAAGGATCTTTAGGACCAGATCATGCATTGGGTAAAAAAGAAAAAGTAGACGCATCTATTTTTAAAAAAGCAGAAGAACGAGACTATTAGTCATGGCTTTAAAAACAGACTTAAGATCTTCAGATGATAAAAAATTTAAAGGTCATACTGAAAATAATAATGTTAAAGTAGCTAGTGCAAAAAAATTTATAAATGCAGGAATTCAAGGAGCATTTAGAACTTTTAATCCTAGCTTTACTCTTACTAATAAGCTTAGAGATACACTTAGTAAAAAAATTTTTAAAAAATTAAATAAAAAATAATGGCTAAAAAACCGTATACAGAGGAAGCCAATCCTTTAGTCGGTTATATAAGACAGAAGTTTCACCAATCTGAGACTTCTAAATTATATGATGAGAAGCGATGGCTAAAGTCATATCGAAACTATAGAGGTCTTTATGGACCTGAGATGGCTTTTCGTACTAATGAAAACTCAAAAGTATTTGTTAAAATAACAAAAACTAAAGTATTAGCAGCCTTTGGACAAATTATAGAAGTTTTATTCTCTCAAGGAAAGTTTCCTTTAGGAGTAAGACCTACTGCTGTTCCCGAAAATATTGATAAGTATGCCCATTTAAATCCACAAGCTGGAAAAATGAATGGTGAAAAATCTCCTGACCAATTAAAAACTAAAGATATTGTAAATGATATTTATGGTTTTGATGGAGATGGAAAAACTTTATCACCAGGAGCAACAGCTACTGATTTAATTAAAGATATTGCACAAGATTATGAAGAATTAGGTTTTGATGCAGGACCTGCACAGCAGGGTCAGCCTCAAATTGAGCCTGCAAGATTAGCTGCAGAGCAAATGGAAAAACTAATTCATGATCAATTAGAAGAAAGCAAAGCAATTACTATTTTACGTCATGTCTTTTTTGAGATGTCGTTATTAGGTACAGGAATTTTAAAAGGACCTTTTACAGATTCTAAAACGTATCATAGTTATGATACCGTAGAAGATGAAGAAGGTAATGTAGATAATATTTATGTTGCAAAAACTAAAGCTATTCCATCAATAGAGGCAGTATCTTGTTGGGATTTTTATCCAGATCCAAATGCAACAAACATTAATGATTGTGATTATGTTATTCAACGTCATTCCTATAATAAGCAACAATTAGAAAATCTAATTGATAAACCCTTATTTAAAGAAGGAGCAATTCGTGCTTGTCTTGAGATGGGACCTAACTATCAAACAAGAGGTTATGAATCATCTTTATATGATAAAGAAAATATTTCAACACTTTATAAAAATAGATTTGAAATTCTAGAATATTGGGGAGCTATTGATAAGAAGCTGGCAGATGAATGTGGAATTTCTTATGAAACAACAAATGATATTATTAGTATCAATGTTTGGATTTGTGGTGGGCATGTTCTTCGAATGGTTGAAAATCCGTTCACACCAACACGATTACCATACTTAGTATCACCTTACGAAATTAATCCATATCAATTTTTTGGAGTAGGTATTCCAGAAAATATGGAAGACTCACAACAAGTTATGAATGGTCATGCAAGAATGGCTATTGATAATTTGGCACTAGCAGGAAATTTAGTTTTTGATGTTGATGAAACATTATTAGTACCAGGTCAAGATATGAAAGTATTTCCTGGTAAAATATTTAGAAGACAAAGTGGACAACCAGGAGCAGCTATTCATGGAGTTAAGTTTCCAAATACTGCAAATGAGAATCTAATGATGTTTGATAAGTTTAGACAACTTGCTGATGAGGCAACAGGAATTCCCTCTTACTCACATGGAGCAACGGGAGTACAAACAACAACACGAACTGCAGCAGGTATGTCAATGCTGATGGGAGCTGCAGCTTTAAGTATTAAAACAGTTATTAAAAATATTGATGACTATTTAATAAAACCTCTAGGAGAATCATTATTTCATTGGAATATGCAATTTAATGATGGTGCTCCACATATCAAAGGTGATCTGGAAATAAAAGCACAAGGTACATCTTCATTAATGCAAAAAGAAGTACGATCACAAAGATTGATGACGTTTATGCAAACAGCATCCAATCCTGCTTTAGCACCTTTTGTAAAATGGCACACGTGCTTAAAAGAAGTGGCGAAATCATTAGATATCGATCCAGATCAATTAATTAACGATCCAGAAAAAGCTGCGATCTATGCACATATAATGGGGTTAGCAAATGGAAATCAAAATAATACTGCCGCTACTGGCGGACAAAGTCAAATGGGACCAACTGGTCCAGTACCTTCAGGGGCTTCGCCAACAGATCCAACAGGAGTTGGAGGTGGCAACATTGGAACGGGATCTGTACCGTTGCCAGGGGAAACTGGCTTTAGTGCGACAGCTACTAAACCTGCAAGAGGCACAGAAACGCAATAAGGAAAAAATTTAAATGGTAGCACAATTAGTTATGGGTAAAGATGGGGTTTACGAGTATCAAGAAGTTGATACCAGACCTAAAAATGTTGTGTCTTCAACACAAGAGTTTGAAGCTTATGAAGGTGCTAAAGAAAAACAAGCACTAGTAAGTGCACCAGATATTGCTGCACAAACAGAAAAAGTTATTAGAGAAACACCTGGTTTAAACAGAACTGAATTTGATGAATCTACAGGAGAGTTTGTAACTACATCGAATGTAGAAGGAAAAGAATTAAATTATATACCAGGAGCAACAACTCCTGAATCTACAGAACCTACAGCACTTCAAAAAGTTATGAAGATGACTGAAGGAAGAACTGTAGCAGAACCCGACTATAAAAAAATTATAAGTGATGCTGCTAAAGCAAGTCGCCCAACTTTTAAAGAACAAGCTATATCTTCAGCTTTTGATGTAGGTGGAAAAGTTTTAACAAATTATATTACTAAAAAAATGACAGGTGCGGCTGGTGATGTTATAATTAATAATATGACTCAGCATGTTTTAGGTAAAACATTAAGTGGTCGATTAGCATCAGGTATGTCAGGATCTATGATGTCAAATCCTTATGTGGCTGCGGGAACTATGCTATTAGGTTCAGGAGCTGGTGAGCAAATTGCAAAAGGTGTTGGTGATGTTGCAGGAAAAGCTATAGAAACTGTTTCAGATGTAGCATCTAGTGCTTGGGAAGCAGTTACTAGTGCTAGTGTTATTTGTACAGAATTAAATAGACAAGGATTTATTTCAAATGAAGATTATAAAACTCATTGGAATTATACTTTAGATAAATGGACTAAAGATGAATTAAAAGGCTATTGGATATGGGCAATGCCAACTGCTAAAAAAATGAAAACAAATAAATGGCTTACAAAATTTTGGCTGCATATAATGAAATACAAAATTCAATATGTAAAACATACTTTAGGTAAAGCTGAGTTTACATTACGAGGATATATTTATAATTTATTAGTTGAGCAAATAAGTTTATTAATTAGTAAATTAATTAAAAAGAAAAAAACTAAAGAGGTATTAGCATAATGGCAATAGGACCTGGAAATAAAATTACAACAACTGGATTAATTGATAAACAACCTATGATACCTGAAGTCCCAGTTATGAAGGCAGCACAAGAGGGACCTCCAGGTGGGGGAAATTCAGAAATGACTTCGGCAGCACCTATAGCTAATGTAGCTGAATCACAAGAAGGTCCGCTAAACACAAAATATCCAGGAGTAAAAGATTTATCGGATGAAGATATAGAAAGCTTACAAGCTGCTTTATCTCCATCTGTTAAAGAGGCATTAGTTAAAATCTTTCCAGATTTAGCACAAGTTATTGGTAAGCTTGGATCAGATGAGCCTAATGTTATTTTTCCACTATCAATTGTAAAGCGATTTGCAATGCAACGATATGGTGGACAAGATGAAAATGAAGCTGTGCAAAATTTTATGACTGATGTAATTAGTCCTGATATTGAGCAAGCTCAGATGGAAACCCAAAACAATGTGCCACCTGGTACAGAACAACCAACAGAAACAGCTGGGTTAGTAGAACCTACTGGAGAAACTGGTTTAATGTCCAGCCCACAAAATATGGAGACAGCATAAGAGCTACCCTTATCCATAAGGCACTCAACCTTAAGAGGAAAAAATAATGGAAAACAAAGAAAACGAAACAGTTGAAGTTTCTGAAAAAACTAAAACTGAAAAGCCGAAACTATTTAAAACACCAAAAGTGAATCCTTATAAAAAACATGATGACGAAAGTGATCCTGAAATTGAAGCATTTGCTAAAGGTGAATTAGAGAAATTTCACAGAGAAAAAAGAGAAGAAGCAGAGACAGCAACCGTTCAAAAGGACACTGAAACATCAGAAGAAATTGCAAGCTTAGATGG